ACAGACAGGTCATTTGTAATCGTGGTGTTTCCCGTTGTAGACAGCGTACTTGAAATTTCGACGCCAGATCCTGTACTCTGAACTAGACCTTGTGAATCGTTGATTGTAACTTTTGGCATATCGTGATCTCCTTTTGTTCGCAAGATTCCGAATCACCGGCGAGGTCGGTTGATCACTGATTCGGGCCTATGATAAATAATATCAATCTTTAAGATATTCATCTTTGAATAAAGGTATTTATGAAAATGACAATGAAAATATTGAAGACCCGCATCCATAAATTCTAGAAACATTGGCTTCATCAGCAATCTGTCTTTCTGACTTGCCATCTCTCGCCCTAAACCTAAAACGATCATAACGAAGATGATTGTCTGTGTACCAATAATCTACAGGGGTCGTGCCAGTCATATTAAACCCAGCAGACCTATACCCGTTACCTTCTCCAACTCTTCTATCGACGTAGGTCATGATTCTTGAATACCCATTCGACTTGCACCAAGACTTTGCTGTTTTCAACAATTTGGATAATCCTCCTGGAACAGATGTTCCTCTCGCTGTACTGAACCTTGCTATCTCTAGACATCCTTCGTACTTCTTTCCGTGACGAGGAACCCTCAACGATAATGCAGCTACGATATTATTGCTTCTGTCCCTTAAACCCCAGGCGATCTTTGAAGGAACATACCCGGAGATGTGAGTGGAATCGAAGAACTCTCTCTGTTCTTTTGAGTTCAACTCCGTAACCTTGGTAGACCAAGTCTTACACCGGTGAGCATCTAATCCAAGACGGTGGAGGATCATAGACTCACATATCCCTCTCTTGTCTCTCCATTCATCCTCAAATATTTGTAGCAACTTTATTCCCTTTTCAGAAGCTAAGACGGATTTCTCTAGGTGTTTATTCTTGTTGAATATCTCATCCTGCTTCGCTCCATCACTGTGCCAATACAATCCATGACACTCGATTCCAAATTTTTTGGATGGAACATAGACGTCTATCTCCTTCGGAGAGATGACCTTCTTGTCTCCTGATATGGCGTCTGAGGTTATCGACTGGACATAAGAAAATACTTCTAATTCCCAATTAGATTTACCAATTGGATAACACCGATAACACCTACTTCCTCTTTCGAAGGCTTGAAGGGTCTTTGGTTGTAGTTCTCCACACTTGGTACACTGGAATGTTAGGTATTGCTCTTGTCTAGAGACGTATTGATCTATCGGCGTTATCAGGACGAACTCAGATTGCCTTGCAGATAATCTTTCGCTTAACGTCGAGGTTACCAACAGCTTGCTTAAACTGATTTTTTGTAGGGTATCCTGAGCGTGGTGTTGACCGTAAAAAGGATTGCCGGTACCCGTCATCTTTTCTGATTGTTGTTTGATCCTATCGTCAGTCTGTTTGGTTTTACCACGATTCCAAGCCTCGGCTTTTCCGCCGCGAGATCCGCCTTCCTTCATGGCAAGATGTGAATGATCCTTACAGAAAGCCTTGAAAGAGAAAGACACATACCTGACGGGAGCTTGACATTCCCCACAAACGGGCTTTATTCCATCGTGATAAACCTTTACCGTGTAGTCCTCAGAAGACAACCCGTGTTCGGATCTGACGTGATTGGTCAACTTCTTTAGATCATCATGTTTAAATTCACACAACTTACAGTCCATGTCATCACACCCTTCTATGGACTACATAGTATCGATAAATCTAAAGTTGTAATAAAACAGACGGCAAAAACTACAAAGGCCCCCGTTAGGGAGCCTCTGTAGAGAACTATTCAGCTGAAGTTAATCAGATGATGTTCATGTCATATTATATTCATGTCTAAAACGGTGACCGTCCCGTAGAAATCGCTGCGGACCATCTTCTTACCGTAGCGAGTCATCACGCCCTTACGTGGCGTGAAATCCTCTGGTGCGAAGATTGTTGGTGTCACGATGAGTGGCACGTATGGTGCGTAGACGTAGCCTGTCTCGAGGTAGCTGCCGCCCTTGTAGCCGACGAGGATCTTGTTACGAGAGAAGTAAGGATCCTTGTAGACTGTGAAGCGGTTGCTGAGAGTACCGATCGCTTCGGCGCCGATTGTGAATGGGCTGCCGACCTGACCTTCGCCGTCCATGGAGAACTTTGGCTTATAGAGCACAGAAGCCTCGAGGATTGTGGCGACGTCTGGGCCTGTCACCATGAAGTTCGCAGAACCGCGAAGGGTCTTACGATGGATGGTGTTGGCAACGTCGATGATTGTCTCGACGAGAGTCTCGTACCATTCGCGAACCGTACCTGTGAAGGCCGGACCAATGGCGAGCGAACTAGCAAGTTGGACGCCGATGCCTGTTTGCTTGTTGACGAACTTGCCTGGAGCGCGTGACCAGTAGTAGTTTGCGCCGTTTGCCTGTGTGACGAGGTCGCTGAGAATCTCACGATCAATCTCAAGAGCAATTTGCTCGGAGAGGATTGAAGTGAGTTCCACCTCTGCATCCATTGAGTGGTATGCGTTGAGGTCTTGTGCGAGCTCTGGTGACCAGCGAGCGCGTAGCTTGCGGGTGTCAGCTGTTATCGCGATAGACTCAATCTTGATATCGATCTCTGGGATTGCAGGAGCTGGTGTCGCGCCGAAATCAGACTCGAACGAAGGAATAGTGACTGTCGAGCCAGATTCGCTATCGACTGAGAGGCTCGTCGACTTGACGAAGGACACGCGAGCGGAGTGACCGAGCGAGAGTGCTGCGCCATTGGCTCCCTTGACGACCGTGAGGACGTGCGTACCATTGAGAGCGTCTGACGAGAATGTCGAGCCATTCCAGTTACCGCGCTTGTTGAGGCGGCGGAGATTGAGGACACCCGTTCCACCCTGGTAGCGATCGCCCCAAGCGGAGGAACCGACAACGGTTTCGCCACCCGTGCCGAAGAGCGCGAGTTGTTCGACCGAAGACTTGTCCATTTGGCTGAAAGCCGAACCAGAGATTGGAACGATAGCGAAAGCGAGATCAAGGTCGCCGTTAGCGAGGGCCGTTTCAACTTGAGAGTCGAAATCAGCGAAGCGAGCGTTGCTACCTGAGAACATGGTGTCGGATTGAACCTCGAGACCAGAAGACCAAGTGTCGCCGTTGACGCCGCCCCAGGCACCAACTGCCCAGGCCGAACCTGCAGGGTTTTGATATGTAGAACCTGAGAAGGAACCTGTCACGCGAGAGTAACCGGAACCGACGAGGTCGTACATACCACCCGTAGCGAAAGAGCCCGAACGAACTTCTTTGCCAGCTGGGTTGTTATAGAGAGATTGGCCTCGCGTGTAGACGGCATCCGAAGAACCGTCAGAAGGACGTTGCGTTCCATAGGTGTAATCAAGATAGAAGATTAGACCTGACGGGAGGCTCATTGGTTGGATCGAGACGAGCTCGTTGGCGACGAGGCCACCGAACACGCGGCGAACGATTGGGAATGCGATGTTGCTGAAACCCTGGATCTGTCCAGAGCCGACGAGGTTGCCGCCGCCGGTCGAGAGAGCGTTGCTCTCCTTAAGGACCTGCGCAGCTTGGTTCTCGAGAAGCTGCGACATCATTTCACGGCGTTGGCCGTCGAGACCACGGAGAAGGCCCGTACGGGACCACTTCTCTGTCAAGCGAGCGCGCTCGGCACCGACGTGCTTATCTTTGATGCCTTGCGCTAAATGTTCAAGTGTAAAAGTTTTCATTTTTGTTCTCCTTAAAATTTTGATTAACGAATCACTTCAAACCTGCGAGTCTCGCCCAACGATCCGCCTCGTAGCCTTCGCTAAGGACAGTCGATGCGGGGCGAGTTGCCTGCGACGAAGAACCAACAACCGCTCGGCGCGAGCCTTCGTTCATAGAACGAGAGGAACCGACGAGAGTCTTCACGAGGCTTTCGTAAACAAGCTTAACTTCTCTTTCGCTAGATGCCTCATCGAGGCGCTCAATAATTTCGGCCTTCTGGCGCTTAGTGAGCGACTCATTCTGAAGGAGCTTGTTGCAATAGAGGAGTTTTGTGTTGAACAGATTCGTTTCCGCCAACTTCTTACGGAGTGTTGAGGTCTCTGCCGTGGACCTTGTCGCGGCGCCATTTCGGCGGGCCACATTGCGGCTCTCTGCTAGAACCGATTGCAACTTAGCGGTACGACGTACCGACTCGTTGAAAATATTTGCGTAGTAAGCATAGGCTTCTTGCATCTTCTTGGCTTGCTTGGCTTGCTTTTGGGCTTCTTGCTTCGCCTTCTGAGCTTCCTGTTGCTTCTTCTGCTTCATCTTTTGTTGAGCCTCTTGCTGCTTTTTCTTCGCCTTTTGTTGGGCTTCCTTTTGTTGCTTCTTGGCAGCCTGAGCCTTCTTTTTTGCCTCCGTCTGGAGACGCGTTTCGCGAGCTAAACGGCGACGGGCCTCTTGGACTTGTTGAGACTCATCTTGCTGATCATCAGCTTCGTCCTGTTGTTGCTGAGCCTCTACGGTATCGTCTTCATCATCTTCGTAGACTTGGTCAAGTTCGTCCATGTGAGTTTCTTTTTTCATTTTCTTCATCTTTTCGGCATCGTCGGCGGTTACGAAACCACTATTGACACCGAGTTTCCACCAGCCCTCATCGCCATCATCTTCAGTTTGTAGATCTTGAGCCTCTGAGAGTTCGATGTCGAGGAAGGGATCGCCAAGGTCATCAGCCTCAAAGTCTTCTTCGCTAGAAACATCACCGGGACCGTTACCCCAAGATTGTGGCTTTGTCTCATCGGCTTCACGAAGGGAGCGCATGCGAGCGATCTCTCGGCGAAGCATGTTTTCATCAATTTCTACTACCAAGTTATTGCTTAAACGACGCGTTTCCATTTGTTGTCCTTCCTCGGTCGTTTCTTCATCGCTGCTTTCTTCGTATCCACCGAGGTCGAGTTCATCGTCACCCTCGTCGGAATCTTCTGCCTCATCGTCGCCCTCGGAGCCCTCGTCGTCACCGCCGAGATCGAGATCTGACTCATCACCTTCGGTTCCGCCCTCTTCGCCAGCTTCATCGGCCACGAGGTCGACGCCGAGGTCGTCAAGGCTATCCTTGACTTCATCGGGAACGTTTGTGAGCTTAAGAGTTATTTCTGCCTCAGTTAATGACTTCAAGTTCTTTTTCATGTTGTATTGCTCCACGAGCTTGTTGAGTTTCTTATATAGATCTTCTAACTTTCCTTCGTAGACTCCTTTGTCTTGAAGGTTTTTTGCAGATTCCTGCAAAAATTCATAAGTCTTTTCAATTTCAGAGACCATCTCCAAAATTTTAAGTTGGTAACTTGCAGTCTTCTTTAAAGAAGTGCTAGCTCCCAAAAACCTTTGTACCGCTTCGTTTAGTTGGAAGAGTCTGGACTCTACCCGAAGAGCTGTTGCAGAATTAAGCTTATTGACGAGCGGATTGATCAGTTTAATAGATTCGTTGCTTAACTCAAATTCTGCACCAGACGGTTGTACGCTCAGGGCGTCGAGGTCGAGAGTAACTTTTCCTTCCTCGTCAGGAGGCGACATCGCAGGGACAACTGCTGGATCAAGAGCGGTCGGGACAGGAGCTGCGGCGTCGTCCGGCGCAGGTGGTTCTTCATCGAGCAAAAGATCATCTTCCATTTCTCCGGCCTCACGGAGAAGTTCTGCCTCGATTAAATCTTTAATTCTAGGCGAAACTGCTTCGATCAAAGCCTTCTTGGCGTTGTCTTCTGCTATCTCCTTTAGCTTCTTCACGTCGGCTAAAGCCTCTTCGTACAATTGCTTTGACATGTATCAGACCTCTCTTATACCCATTAACTATTCTCTACCGCCAGTGTTATTCGACGGAACTCTTTCCCTTTTCGAGATTTTCTCCTACCGAGACCGAGCCCAAGCGAGGCGCTGTCGCAGATGGAGCCGTCGTATTGACGCTCGGATTCGCAGGATCAAAGTTCGGCTTTACGTCGATGCTGTTAATCTTGGGATCTGTATCTTTTTGTACGCCGTCCGTATTTCCCGGGCCAGGAGACGTGAGGTCA